TATAGCGTGGCTTCGGTGTCTTTTGATTTGAATTTTTTGAGAATACGAACTTCGTGATAACGACGGGCGCAGCCCTCGTAGTCTTTGATGGACGAGTAGGAATGTGCGAGTGCCATAGGAAATAACTGGAGGTTTGTTTGGACCCCCAGTTTAACCGTTCTCGGCTACCCGCTCAAGAAACGCCCGCATGGGCGCCAGCTCGACCAGTTCAGCTTTGTGCAGGGTTCCGTACGACCAGTGCCGCGTCGGCGTGCACAGCCGCTCTCCTTTTCGCACCAGTTGCCCAATGCGGCTGTACCCCACCCCATACTTCTCCCGGAGCAGACCCGCACGCTTCCCGTTCTCCAACCAATCCCGGTAGACACTCATAGCCCGTTCCCGGGCCGTGTCGGAAATCTCTTTAGCAGTCGCCATAACTCGCTCCAACTCCTGACTCACAGGATAAAGGCAGGCCAACGGCCCACTTGGGGTTCCAACTCATGCACTCCTCCAGATAGGCTTGGGCTTGGGCAGCCTCGGCCTCGGGGGCAACGATCGCCACAGCGTCATGCACCGTCAGCACCACCTTGTATCGCTTGGACACACGCAGCATCTGCTCGGCCACGATCTGCCGCGCCACAGCCTGACAGATGTTCTCCACGACCTTCCCGCCGTAGATACGCACTGGCAATCCCTTAGAGGTGTAAACCACTTCCGTCTTGCCGGTCTCTGCGTTGGTGACTACGCGCAGGTTGGGGTACTGGATGTGCAAACCACTTGGCAGAGACAGCCCCTTGCCGGGAACGGCCTTCACCAATCCCACATCGTCCACATTCATCGTTTGCCCCGCGGCGAGCGCCGAGAGCGAGTCCCCCGCGTTGCGCCAGAAGCTGGCGATTTTGAAGGAGGTGCTGCGGTACGTGTCGATAATGCGCTTGGCTTCGTCAAGCGTAACTTCAACGCCCGCTTGGTTTTTAAGGAAGCCTTGTAGCTTAACGTGGCCGACCCCGTAACCAGCCCCAAGAACAACAGTTTTGCCAACTTGTCGCTGTGTTTTGTCGACGCTGCTAGGCGCGATACCGTAAATTTTCGACGCCATGAGTTTGTAAACATCTTGCTTGTCCTTGAAGGCTTGCACCAAGTCGTCCTGCCCTGCCAGCCACGCCAGCACACGGGCCTCGATCTGCGCAGAGTCGCAGTCAATCACCACATACCCTTTGGGTGCCATGATGGCCTTTTTGATCTTGCCAGCGTTAACACCGCGCGAAGGTAAGTTCTGCAGGTTTACAGAGTCTTGGCCAGACCAACGACCAGAATGAGCGCCGTAGTAACGCAGAGGAACCGGAAACTTGCCGCGACCAGCCATTCCAATAAAACGCTCCGTACGAGTCTCCTCCAGTGTGGTTTTATTCCCGAGTCGGGCAGCCACCACGGCTTGAACTCGTCCATCTTCATGCTCCTCTAGCGCCTTAAACGCTTCGTCTGTCTTGGCAAATGCCCATGCCACCTTGCCAGTGGTGGGGCTTATCTTGGTTGGCGGTCGCACGCCCAGTGACATCAGCACTTTGGCAAACTTGTCATTGGACATGAGCAGGGTTTTGAGTCCCTCGTTATCCAACTCCCACATCGTCTGCCGCACCTCGAGGTCGCTGTCAGTTGACAGCATTGACCGCACCGAATACATCAGGGTCTGCTTGAGGTCTTTGACTTCTTCCAAGTGCTCGCGCAGCTTGTCGGCATCGAGTTCCAGCACAGGCTCGATGAACATGCGCAGTGTCAGGTCGATCAGCTTCAGTTCTTGTTTAGGGAACCCGGCGTCCATGTACATCGTGAAGATTTTGTACGTCAGCTCCACGTCGTTGATGCAGTACGCGGCGTACCGTGCCAGCTCCGCATCGTAGAAGTCCGCGTAGCGTTTGCCGATGGCGTTAAGCACTTCCTCACCCTTGACCCCGACCCCCATGCGTTCAGCTTGCGCCTTGAGGCTGTGTGCCTTGTCGTGAGGGTAGAGGGCGCGCGACATGCCCAGTGTATCAGCCCACACCTTCGGGTTCACACCGTAGTGCCAGTTGAGAATGGCGCCATCGAAGGCCGTGTTCTGGCACACCACCATCGCGTCCGACCAGTCAAAGGATTTGATGAACGCCTCGCACTCAAACTTAGGCACCCACTGGGTGGGGCCGTCATTGACCTTGATGGCAAAACCAATCAGCTCGAACTGCGGCGACCGGCAAAAGTCTTCGGTTGTCATCTTGGATAGCGAATATTCCCTGTCGTAGAAGCACTCCAAATCGAACGTAACAATTTTCATCTGTGATCCTCTGTGTGTAAAACCCACTCCGCAAACTGCCGGAGTTGCTTGGGGGTGGCGTCCCGCTTCATCGCGTTTGCCAGCATGCTGATAACCTGCACGTTGCCCCGCACGTACCCTCTTTTGGGATCAATCTTGTCGATACTGGGGGACCATGGCGAGAACCCGGCGCCGCGCGCAACAAACTTTTTTCCGAATACTGGGCACTTAGTCGGCGCTATCGCCTTCACGTATGTAGCAAACTCCATTGCGGACGAAAACCCTACCGGAACCCCCCGTTTTTTGGCGCCGTGAAAAATCCCTGCTGCCCGTTTGTACCAGACGTCCGCCGACGAGATGTAGTCCCCGCCAGCTATACGCTTCGCTGCTCTTGCCCGGGGGTTTTTAGGCCCGGAGAAGTCGCGGTTCGCCGCGCTCGCTCGGGCGTATTCGCGGCGCTTGCAGATACCGCATGAGGCAGAATGCCCGGTGCGTAGATTTACGCCTGAGACTTCGCGTTCAACGCCGCATGCACACACGCAGCGCCACTTACCCTGCGGCTTACCACCTACATATTCGTGCACAGTCCAGAGCCCAAATTGTTTCCCTACAAGATCAATGCGCCGCATGTATTCTTCCGTTGTTTGTCATGTAGTATATACGATTTTCATTTAGGTGTCCTGCGCATCGCGGCGTTGTATTGTGCGGCGCGGTCTTCCATCGCTTGCTCTACGTCGTACTTGTATTTTTCCATTTGCAGCCTGCTCAAATTTTGTTGCATCTGCGCGTTTTGGATGGACTCTGAGTACAGATGTTGGTTGTTGAGGAGAGCGGTTCCTTGTGCTCGGTTCGCGGTTAAGCCCTGCCCAACGTAGGCCCGTTGGTACTCCGACTCTTTTGGCTTTGGCGTCATCATCTTGGTCAGCACTTCCTCGGCCAGCCACACTTCGTAGAGGTGTTCTTCTGCGGCGGCCATGATAGCCACAGCGTCTCGCTGAGACATGTGGCGGGGGTTACCCCGCGTGACTTCTGCTGCCGTGTCCAAAAGATCGCGGAACTTCCCAGCAAACCCTTTGAACTCTTCAGGGTGTTCCTTCATCTGGTCGATCAGCATCTTGGCTCCGTCCGAGCACTCCTGCTGGAGACGGGCTCTCCCATTTGAGGTTGTTCTTTTTGGCATAGCGTTCACGCCTCCGTAGGTTTGCGTTTAACCGGCGTTCCTGTTCCGGTGTTAGTTTCGGTGAGTGGTCTTGCAAAAAGCTGGTAATTGGATCGGGGGTGGGGTGCTTCAAGGATGTCCTCCAGTTGGTTGAGGTTCTCTTCGTTGATGACCAGTGCGAGACCGCCAGCTTCGTCAATTCTTTTAAGGTTCAAAGTTTGCAGGTCGGTCGGCTTGTTCTTGCCAGCCTTGGCCTCAATACCGATGAACCGTCCGTTGAGACACGCCAGAATGTCCGGTGTGCCGTTGTTGGCAGAGATGCCGCCGATGTAGTTGACCGCATACGCCTTGTGCTTCTTGAGCAGTGCGTGAATCTTGGCTTTGACTTTCGACTCAGGCGTTGCCATGGCGGGTCTCCAGCTCGATCAGCAGCTCAATGTAGTGCTTGGCTTTCTCCAAGTCTTTGATGCCGTTCTTGCTGCGCCAGCGGGATACGTACTTGATGACGTTGCCCTCAAAGTAGCCGATGTTGTTGGCATGGATGTATTCGACAGGCTGAATGGCCAGCTTCTTGTAGTGGTCGCCCGCAACTTGTATGTCGAGGGCGCTGGTGCCGTCAGGGAACATTTCGATTTGTGTCATAAGAGTGCTTCTTCGATGGGTGGGAGTGGGATTTCAGGGTAGGGTAGTGTACCGATGACGACCGGGAATGGCCACAGTCGGTTACTGCTTTTTGATGGTGAACATGACGTTGCCTTTGGGCGGCTTGCCGCCGGTGTACTTGTTCGACGGTTTCGCGGCTTGGGTGTAGGTGTAGATGTTTCCATGGGAGTGCAGGTCAAGTGCCCGTTGATTTTTGTTTGCAACAAATGGAACGGCCGTGGCTTTGCCAACGCGCCAGTTGAACGCATTGTTCATTGACTTGGGTGTGCCGTCTGGCCATGTCTGAGCTTCTGTCATACTTTCTCCACGATGTGCCGCATTTTCTTGAGGCGTAGGTTTTCCATTACGTCGTTCATGGCGACTTCCAATTCTTTTACCGTCACAGCTTCGAGCTGCGCGTCATGAATCTCCATGCCGAGGTTAAGGGCCTTGAGTTCTTCTCCACGCACAATAAAGCGCATGTCGTTAGCTACGCCACGTCGGGCCAGCTCCAGCAGATGGTCTTGCGCACTTTGGATTTCAGGCAACCAGTCACCGCCCGTACCGCGTTTACACAAAGCTTCGGCCACATTCATGGCGTCGATGATGGCGTCGATTTCGCGCCGCGTGGCTACGCCCAAACGCAAGTTGTTCATTGCGTCATAGTTCCTGATCTTGAGCGTGGTGCCAGCACCGATCGAGTCGACCCGCTTCATGCCAGCCTGCACCCATGTCATGGTGTCGCGTATCACACCCTTGGGTCGGTACTTGCTGCGCTTTCTCATTGGTCTCTCGCTTTCAGCATGGCGTCGGCGTACCGGTACTTGGCCTGTTCGCGTGTGAAGTAGATAATTTCACGCCTCTCCCACGGTCGTCCAAGAGTGTCCGTCCCGGAAATTAAATTGCCGTCATCCTGCATGTAGTTTTTTATGTCTTCCCCTGTCGCCTTGGCCGCAAAGTAGTCGCGCAGGGTCATGCCTTGATTGGGGTCGCCCCAAGATTCCAAGGGCTTCGTGGTTGGAAACGCTGGCCCACCTGTGTTTGTATTGCTCATTTCCCATCATCCTCAAGCAGTGCCCGCAGGTCTCGCAGGTCGCGCTCAAGGCGTTCGTTGCGTTCTTGCAGGAGGCGGTTGTTGGCTTCGCACTCGGCCAGTAACAAGTCCAGTTGGCGTTCTTCTTCGGTCATGATTCCCTCTTGAAAGTTGGTAGCCCCGCGTAGTGTGTCCACGAAGCCGTTGGTGAGTAATTGCCAATGGTAGCCACTCCCAAACGCTGGTCAATCAGCAGGAGCTTCACCCCACGAGGCGGGGGTTTCGCCGGGTCAATCGGTTTCCAATGGTGCTCAATATCAACCAGTGCGATCTGGTCGTGCGTGGTCTTGGTTGTCATGATTCTTTTCTTTTAGTGTTTGTGCAATGTCTCGAGCAAAGCGGCGCAGTGCTGTCATGCTGACGAACTCCAAGTCCCGGCCCAGCATCTTCAGGTACACCACTTCGTCGTCGGTCAGGTCAGTCCACTCCCGCTTCTCTGTTACCTCCACGCACTCGCCCTTGTCCCGGCTGTCGTAGCAGGCACACCCCCGGTCAAAGCAGGCCTTGTCGATCAGGGTCATGATGCGTACCCCGTTACCAATACATGGTTCTTTGCTTCTTCCAATGCGCCGACAAGTTCAAGTCGGTTCTCGATCTTGGAGCACTTGATTTTGAACTGCCCACTCCCACGGTGGAACATCAGCACGATGACTGCATCAGGCTCCTCGTCAGCGGCCTCGTTCAGTGTGGCCTTGGCCGCTACTTTGTACTCATCAAATGTCAGTGATTTCAGTTTGCTCATACATACCCCATCTGCTTCAACGCTTCTTGCAGTCCAGCCAATCCACCAACACGTTGGTCGTTGATGAAAATCTGGGGTAGTTGACGCACAGTTGGATGGGCCTTGAGCATCTTCTCAAACTCAAACTCGTCTGTTTCTTGGTGCATCTCGATAAACCCAATGCCTTTGCTTGCCAGCAGGTTCTGTGCTATCACGCAGTTGGGGCAACCGAATTTTGTATAAATGACTACGTTCATACTCCCTTTCCTTTCTTGGCGCAGGGCCATGCGGCGCTCAGTGTGTATGCGACAAATGCGGCGGCAGGTAGATGACGGGCGGCAGCTCCGTTGTACAAGTCCTTGGCCACCATGTCCCTCACCTGACCCGCAGTCACGTTCGCTGGTGGGCAGTGCTCAAGCAATACCGTCGAGTCGTACACACCCATGATGAAGCCCATCGCAAGAACGCGGTCAGTTGAGTTGTCTGCGTTGATGCGAGTGAGCAAGTCGTTGCCCGTGAAGAACTGCGCGTGTGCGCTACCGCACAGCAGTGCGGCGGTAAGTAAGAGGTTTTTCATACATCCCTTACGCTCCGAAGATGCCACGCAACTCAGCGTACACAGCCATCGCTTGGCGCACATTCAAACTGCCAATCACCGAATCAACAGTCCAGTCCGATGGGGTAGTCAGAGGTGTCAGCGTTGCAGGGGATGGGTGAGTAACAACAGCGGCTTTCTTGGCGGCGAGTGCAGCCTTCCTCTCGGCGGCCTTTTGCTTCTTGTCGAACACCTTTGAAGCCAGCAGTGGTTTGTACTCGTCAAGGTTGGCCGTCAGTCGGCCCTTCACTTCCGAGAAGTGTCCTTGTTTGACCATAACGCCGACCAAAGCGGTTATAGAGCCTTTCTTGTGGCCCTGTGCAATCAGCGTGCTAATGACCTCCGAGCGAGTCAAGCCGGGGTTGTCACGGACATAATTGAAAGTGGCGTGAGTGACATTGCTCTTAACATTGTGGTGCATCTTAGGCTCCGGTGTAGTTGGTTGTGTGACTGGTAGGGCGACTGGTTGTTCGGCAGGGGCTTCGTTCTCCCATGCGTTCAGGACTTTGGACAGTTCAGATTTCAGATCAGGCATGGCGTTCTCCATACTTTTAAGGTTAAAACAATTCGCGTTGTGCGGGGGACAAGAGGGAGGCAAGGTCTGGTGGTGTCCAGCCTTCGGGCTTGAGAATCTTGCCGTCTTCACGGCGGCGTACGAACCCGGTGCGCGGGTCGATCTTGGCCAAGTTGGACTGCATAACTTCAGCCCAGCCCTCGTTCATAGGCCAGCCGCGTGAGAAGCCATAGCCCATCAGCACCACGATCTGGTCAAGCACTGCATCGAACTCTTCGGCTTCGTTGCTCATAACCCGCGCGGCCATCATCTCTTTGCGCTCCTCCTCAATCAATTCGGAGTACAGCATGGACTGCTGGTGGTTGTGCTCGTGCACCGTCTGGCCACATGCCAGCATGAAGAACGCTTGCTCCTCGAACGCAGTCATGTGGGGCTTCTGTCGCATCTCAAGGCGCTCGCTCAAGGCTTTGATAAGGCCGCTGTGGCCATCCGCTTCGCGGATAAGTTCGTCGTCTGTCAGGTTGTCGTAGATCATGTAAGTTCCAAGAAGGTGATGAGGTTGTTGTCGAGGTCGGTGGTAAACCACACGATGGCATTGGGTGGGGGTTGGTTGACACGCTTGAGGTGCCCACCCACCATAGCTGTATTGAGAATGGCCTCCAGCCACTGCGGTCGGCTGTAGATGTAACCCCGCCATGAAGTCTCCTCGCCGTCATGCCATCGCTTGAGATGAAACATGTCGTCGCGTTCTTCGTAGCGGTATTCGCGGTGGTCAGTCTTTATCATGTTTATGAGTACAACCTCGAAAGGTTTAGCGTTGGTTAAGAGCCGCTTGTCAGCGAACAGGAAATCTGTCTTACTCCGCTCCGTCTTCTGCATCTCCCCAGTCAAACGCCGCCAGAATCTGGTCAACTTTCTGCTTAGTGTCAACTCGTGTGCTGTGCTCATCTCGCAATTCCTTTGGCGTTATCCCGGACAATACTTCCTCTAACTTACGTCGCGCTGACTCAAGCTGGGGGTCTTTCATAATGTTCATTGTGGTGAGCAACTCGCACAGCTCTACCGCACCCGTCACCGTGGTGTCGTGGAATACTTTCTTCTTGCCGTCCTCGTCAATGGTCAGTCGGTCAGACAGGCGTAGCAGCGCATCGTGCAGTCGATCCCACGCATCACGGTTGGCTTGGGCCAGCTTATTCTCCAGCTGGGCTTCGTACTGGGCGATCAGGTCGCGTTGTACTTCGCTCTCCACATCCAAACGGAAGTCGCCGCCAGTTGGCAGGGGCGTGAAGCTCGACTCCATACGAAAGCGCAGTGCCACTTGTGATCGGGTCAGGTACTCTTTGCGATCGAACAGGGTGCCGAGTTGGAAGGCGGCCGCCGCTACCAGTGTGTCGTACTTGTCGAGGAACGCATCGACCAGCAGATCGAACTCGTTGCGGTAACGCCCCATGACTTGTTGGTACTCCAGCAGGGAGGCAGTGGGCAAAAGCCTTGCACCTTGGTCGTTCCAAGGCAGTGTGAGTCGGTAGTGCTCGGCGCGAGCCCGTGCTTGGAACTTGGTCAGCGCATCGAGTTCTTTGCACTCACTGAACAGGTTCTTGTACACGGATGCGGCACGCTTGGAGTTGGCCCCCTTGTTGGCCACGACCTCGGCTTGGGTTGACTTGTCTTGCTTGCGCCCCGAGTACACGGAGATATGCAGGTCGACCATCATGGCCGAGCGAGCGACGCCAGCAACGGCGGAGGGTTTGATGTCAGTGATGTAGTTCATGATTTGTCTTTCGTGTGCATTGATAGCATGAGGTTCATAAAGCTGATGGGATACACGTCGTCGCCGATGTATATCTTTTCGGTATCCGGGGTCGGGTTGAGTTCGCTGACTCGCACAAACCAGCCAGCGTTCTTAGCGCGTCTGGCGTATGCCACCAGCTTGCCGTTCTCATACATCGACCAGTCCGGGCCGCCCCTAGCGTCCATCGTAAATTTCCATGTGCGTTCCATTCTTTTAACCTTAAAAGTTTATGTGCCATAGCCTTGGAAACCGCCGATGATGGCAACGGAGGCGGCCGCTTTGAGTGCTCGTCGGGCTTGTTTTTCCGTCTCGAACACTTTGGTTTCGGGGTAGTCTGGGGTGTCCAGCCAACAGCAAAGCACTTGGAAGCCCCCGCCGTATTTAAGTTCTTGAACCCAGCCGACATACACCCAGCCCTTGTTGGTGTGGATGGATAGTCCCCCGTTTGCTTTGTCCCACTTACTCCGCATCGTTTTCTAACTTCATGGCCAACTTAGTGGCGTCAACAAAGTCATCGGCAACGATCGTTACCCCCAGCCACTCGTGTGGTTGCTTGACCTCCAGCGTGGGGATGTAAGAGTTGCCGTACCCCTGCGTACCTTTGCCTGTGCCCACATGCTTCTCAGCGAACTGAAGCGCGTCTTGCACCGCAGTCGTCAGGATTTCCAGTTGGTTCTGATCCAAGATTAGTTGCACTCCACTCACAGCTACTTTGTATTTCATGCTTCGCACTCCTCAATTTCAAATGTTATGTCGTTGCACTCGCACGACTCGATGAATGATTCTTCGCTCGTCAGGTGTTCGTACTCATCCCGCAGGTCACGGTAGAGTTGGCGTGATATGTCGTCCACGTAGTCCTGCAACGCTTGCTCCAGTCCTGCTTCGTAGAACTGCTCCTCGACGAGCTCGTCCCACGCCTCCTGATCGAGCCCTGCAAAGATGCCCGTGGGGTAGGTGTTGCCAACTACGTTGCCATCCAGATTGACGCGCGCCCCGCCCGAACGGTTGTACGTTGTAACCGTGGCATCCTCGCCGTAATCCGCCAGTGCTAGATGAAGCGCCGGGTATTTATCAGCGTAGGTTTGGTCACCGTCCATGGTGGCCTCCATCCATTCCCAGACCATGATGTGGCCCTCGAATGTTGCGTAGTCACCTTGGCTATACGACAGGCTAAACCACAGCTTGTCTACACGCACACCAGCAGGTGCAAGGCGCTCTTTCAAGCTCTCCTCGGTGAATTCCCACCAGTCATAATCAACGGCGTACTCTGTCCATTTTGAATACTCCTGCTCGAACCGCTTGGGGTCGCGGCTTTGGAGTTCCTTTGCTGTTAGATGTGCCATAAGTTTTAACCTTAAATGTTGCAGTCGATTGAGGTGCGTACACTCAAGTAGTGCTGGCAGTCTTCGCCGGTGAACTGTGTGTCAACATCCTCAGCTTCCTCACCAACACGAACGAACTCAGTGCAGTAGCCCGGAATGTCGTCTTGAAACGCGCTCACCATCTGGGTGAACATCTGCACATCCGGGTAACTCGGATACCACTTCACATCTTGTATGTCGAACCTCAGCACGTACTCCCTATCGAGCCACACCATGTACGGATCGCCAAACTCGTCGGACACTGCCTTGAATGTCGTAGCCATGAGCGTCTTGAGTTGTTCGTACAAGACCTTGAATTCCCCCACCCCCGGCGTATCGTGGACAGCCGCCACATCAGGGTAGATAAGCGCCATTACATTTGATCTGTATCCCATGTCATTTCTCCGTTAAGACCAGCACAGTGCTGATCGCATCAACCAACGACTCGCCGGGTTGCACGAGGTACACCTCATGCCGGAATTCATCTGGCCCGTTCGGGTTGTATTTGCGTTTTTGGAAAGTGATGTACGAGCCATTCATGGCTTCGGTGATAGTGAAGGTGCGGTTCATACTGTGCGGAGAAGGGCTGTCGGATACTGCCAGTGAAGATGGGGCTATCTCCCGCACTTCGTCCCGGCGTTTTTGGCGTTGCTTGGCTCGATCCCACGAGGCTTCAAACATACGGTCGAGAAAATCTGTAATCATTCCCATTACGGTCTCCAAATAAAAACATCAAGGGCCACGACAATCAGGCAGAGCAGGAACACAACGCGTTCCGCTTTGTCACTGACAAGTTCAATGTGCGTGGGGATAGGTTTGGCAGGGCCTGTGTATTTCTTCATTTCATTTTTCTCGCAAGGGTTTCAAGGTAGCCTCGTGCCTCATCCATTGGCACCTCGGCGTGGTAGAAGAAGATGGCGGCATCCGCCAGTCGGGGGTCGCGGGGCAGGCCCAGCAAGACCACTTGGATGTAGCGTCGCTTATCGTTCATACTTTTAACCTTAAAACTTTCAGACCTCGACCTTGATGGTCGTACCGAAGGGAGCCTTCAGGTCAGAGGTAACAGCCCACAGGGTGGGCACATCACTGCGGCCCCAATCACCGACATAACCGTCTGTGAACTGCACGATGGCTTGAGGGTTGATGTTCTTGTCACGCAGGTAGTCGAACAGCACAGAGCCGTCTGTGCCACCGCCGCCTTTGATCTTGAGGTCTTGCACAGCGAACTGGCCGTCCTCGAATGTCTGGTGTCCTGCAACTCGTGTGTCCCAATAGATCACATGCACCTTGCTTGGCTTCACGTCCTCGATGATGGTTTTGATTTCCGACACGAAGCGT